CGGGTGTACCGAGCTCGACGGAAAGGACCGCAGGGGCCGTCGCTAGGACGGCAACCTCCAGCGTGCCGGTCGTCTCGGCCACCGTGACCGAGAGCGTCCCCAGGACCTGTGACGAGATGGAGATGGGCACGGCGGTCGGTTAGTCGGTGACTTGGTCGATGATGTTCAGGCGCATCGTCTCCGAGTAGAAGACCGTCGTGCCGTAAGTAAACTTGATATCCCAGCGGGCCGAGCCCAGCGTCCAGTTGGCGGTCGAGGAGTAGGACGAGACGAAGGATAGGCCATCCACGGCCTTGGTGATCGTGGTCGGATAGGTGTTCCCGGCCGCGTCGATGATGGACGAGGTGATGGTCGTCGTCAGCAGGTTAACAGGGCCGCCTGTCTCGGGCGTATAGGTCACGGTTCCCGCAAAGGTCGTGCCGCGCTTGAAGATGACGCTGTTGCTCATGGTCTAACCTTGGAGGGGGGTCAAATCAGACGAGGATTTCAGCAGTACGGGTCAGACCGCCGCTGTTGAAGTTCTTATCGTAGCCCGTCCAAGCGCCGGACCAGTCCTCGTTCTCGGCGGAGTTGAGCGGCCAGTCGATGTCGGGTGCGTCGTCGCCAGCCTCATAATCGAGCTCGCCGTAGAAGTGGACGTTGTTCGGCATATACAGCGAGCCGATGAGGTGCTGGGTGATGACCCAGCCAGTGGCATCGTACCAGTTGACCGAGGCAATCTTGATGCGTTGGCAGTTGTAGCGCTTGACGGCGCCGTGCTGGGATTGGACTAGACCGCCATAGACCACATCGGTAGGGGTCGTGATTTCTACGGCCTGTGTCTGGCGGATGATGTAATATTCCCGCAGATCTCCGTGCTGGCCTGAAGTGTTCCAGGGCTTGGAATAGGTCTCGGCGTCCGAGCCGTCGGCCATCACCGCAAGGAAAGGTTTGTCGATAAGCACTCCTTCGCCGCCGCCATTGCGATTGCGGATGAGGTAAACGCCCCAAGCATTGGAACCAGTGGGAGGGTCTTCCTCGGTTTCTCCAGGGGTTGATTTAAGGATTTCAACGTTCCCGCCTTGGGAACACCAGACGCTGGACGCATCGGTGCCTGTGGTAAGTTTCCCGGTAGGATAGACCGCGAAGCCCTGCACGTCGAACTCCAGCGTCATCGTCGTGGGCATAGCCGTCAAGGCTTGGGCGACCACGCGGCCCTTGGCGACCATGACCTTACCGCCGACCATCTTGACCTTAAACTGCTCGGGGCCGTATTCGACTTGAGGAGGAAACAGGATTTCGAGCGAGTCACCGTGAGGCGACTGGACAAGGTTATAGCCGACGCCGGGTTGAAGGTCGCCCATGGGTTAAGCGATATCCGCGTAGGTTCTAGGATAGACGGCCTCGGGCCAACCTTCATTGTTAAGGCGGACCGTATAGGTGCACTTGTAGATCGCACCGTACTCCTCGAAGTTCACGCTGGATAGCAGCAGCTTCGCGCCGTACTTACCCTCCCAGCCAGGGGAAGCGGAAGTACCGATGTATGCGGGGATGATGAGGGGTAGTTTTGCACCCCAGTTGGACTCAAGGGATGAACGCCCGACCATCTGCCAGAAGCGCTTTACGGTCGTTGAAGACTTCACATACATAATGCCGGATAGAGTCGTCGTGCCGGCGAGATAGTTGCCCTTACCGAAATAATATGGGTAGGCAGGGTCCTTGAAGCCGATGAAGGTCGTGCCATTGGCATCGTCGAAGTGCGCTCCGTTTAGGCCGTAGAACTTGCCTGGTACGACGCTTGAAGCCGGGTAGACTGGAGCACTATAGGTGCCTGTTCCGTAGCCAGCGATGGCGGTGCCAGGGGAGCCAGGGCTAGAAACGCCCAGCTGCTGGCGGAAGAAGTTCGGATGGCTTTGGATGGTTTCCGTCTGGAGGCCGACGGCGCCGCTCATGTTGGCGTCCGTGTTATCGGCGTCACCATTGATGCCCACGTAGTCGACCTTGTACTGGACGCGTGAGGTCGTGGAATAGTCGGCCTGCACCTTGAAGGCCTTCATGTAGGACTTGATGGGATGGCCATCGCCCTTGACTGGGGCAGTGGCGGTCATATCGCCCCACCAGAGGACCGTCGAAGTCAGGAGGCCGTAGCCGTCGTTCTGGATGGTGACTCCCTTCTGATAGACGAGGGTCGTCAGCGGGTTGCCTTTTTTGTTTACAGCCATGGAAGATTAGCGAGCTGGTAGGGTATACTTGCGGGCAAGCGACTTGGTGAAGTCTGTGTCGATGGATTGCTTTACAAGCTGACCGATGCCCGAGTTGATTTCCTCAAGCAGATCCTTCTGCTCATTCAGGACGACCATCTGCGGGGAAGCGCCGACGCCGATGACGCCGGAGCCGAGGGAGGCCTCGCCGATACTTTGACCAAGCAAAGCAAGTTTCTTAGGGTCTGTAGCTGGGCCACTGTCTGTACCGGCACCCGTATCTGCAACGGCTCCAGTGGCCAATCCTTGTAAGCCTGCAACAATCGAGCTTCCAATCCCACCAGGGCTGAAGTGTCCTGCTATTTCTCGCACAGCAATTCCGCCCGGACCCTTGCCGAAAATTGCTTGAAAGCCAACGGTAGCCGCAAGGTATTCTAATAGGCGTTTTAACTGAGCTATCTTGTCCATCATGGCATCCAAGTCCTTAAGCGCTTGGTTGTCCATAAGCGGGGTTTCTCTAAATGTCTGACTAAGTTTAGCCCTAGTCTGATCCAAAAGCGGGAGCAAATCGGTCGCCACTTTATCTCCAAAGATAGCCGTCATAATGGCAAGTTTGTCGGCGTCGCTAGTAGCTCCTTCCATCGCATTAGCCAATTGTAGGAAGACGTCAGTTGTCTTGATGGTACCTGATTTAATTTGGTCTTCAGTAAAACCTAAAGCCTTAAACTTTTCTATGGCTAGTTGATTGCCACTTGCCGCATCCTTCATTAAGATACGCAACTGTCGAGCAGCCTTGCCCACAGTTTGCATAGATACTCCGGCCTCTTCTGCGGCCGCGGCTAACTGTTGGAAGTCTTGACCGTCCATGCCGGCCTTTTGAGCCTGATCGGCGATGTTGGCGTATTTACCTAATGCCGCAGAAACATATTCAATGCCTTGTTCAACCATCGCTACTCCCTTGTCCAAAAGAGCCATTGCACCAAAAGAAGAAGTGAAACGCTTAGTAAGGTCTTCCGCGAAGTTCTCGGAGGCCTTCTTAACGCGGTTAAAGATGACGTCCGCGTTGCTTTTGGCTACTAGGTCTAGTTCAAGTTTGCGGGCCATCGGAGGTTCTTACCCTTGCCGATTGGTCAAGGAGCGATTTCTGCAGCTCCTCCTCTTCCGTGGTCATCAGTTGGATATCCGACCCACCCTGCCCGATGCTGTTGAACCCTGTTGACATCCAGACGGCTTGGGCCTCTGGCATCATCCAGGCGCGTTCCTCGGGAAAGCCGTGCTTCATCAGGTTGCAGACCACCTGAAGGACCCATGGAATAGTGTTTACCGATCCAGAGGTTGAGCCCTGCTTTTCCCAGAACTTAGGCCATTGGGTAAGCATCGTGAAGGCCACAAACTTGGACAGTTCGCCGTTCAGATAACCCGGGACGTGCTTCATCTTCAAGACTTGCCATTGGTCCTTCCAAGTGACGCGGTCGATAGGCTCCTCGGCGCACACCTTGACGGCTAGGATGAGGTCGGAGGCCGTGATTGGTTTGCCTTCTTGAACCAGCGGGGACTCAAGGGCCAGCAGGTGCAGGCGATGCTTGAGGCAAAACGGATAAACGAAGCGTCCCAGGATACGCACCCGGGACGGTTCTGTGAAGGCTCGTATGAAGCGCTTATCCAAGGTTTAGGAGTAGACCGTAATCGACTCCCACTGCTTTGCCTTGATGCTGACCTTGACGAACTCCTTGTTTCCGCCCTTTTCCTCGAGCGACTCGATGACGCCCGTGAAGCTCATCGCGGCGCCCACGTCGGTGGCCACGGCAAAAGTGATGGCGGCGCCGAGTTCCGGCATATCGTTGGTCTTGCAGATGCCGTCAACGGTGAGTTCACGCATCAAGCCGTCGTAGCGAGCCGTCACGGTCTTGCCGGTCTCGTCCTGCACGGTATCGTTCAGCTCGTAGTTCTTCGTCAGCGTGTAGGACTGAACGTAGAGATTAGAGACAGTTCCAGCCACGCCATAGAGACAGGTGACGCCTTTGAGAGTAGCAGCCATAGTTGGTTCTTAACCTTGGGGGTTTAGTCAACCTTACGCGGGGAGGACGCAGAGGACTGCATAGGACAGGGTCGTATGCCAGATACGGGATTCGTGGTCGTCGGCCTCGGCGTTGGGGGTGATGTCGTAGAGGTGGGCGTCGCCCTGAGAGGTGAAGACGGCACCGAGGTCGGTCGCGCTGTCCATATAACCGGCTACCGCGGCGCAGCGGGCACGGTGGGACGTGAGGGTCGTATCGTCGGCGGACGACAGGACATGGACCTCGACCTGGGCGAGAAAGTTGCCGAGGCCTTCGGGGAGGTCGGGCGGAGGGTTCGCGCTCGGGCAATAGCAGATGATGCGGGGCAGGGACTGGACGTCGGTCGAGTCGCCGGTGCTGATCTGCGCGCCCGAGAACTCGGACTTACCAGTGAGGTAGGCGGAAACGGCGGTCTCCACGATGTGGCGGATAGATTTGGTGCCCATTAGTTTTGTGCGTTAAATGCTCGGATAAACTTGCCCATTCGGCGCATCACTTCCTTGTCGAGCTTGTTGCCCCGGACGCTGAGGACGTGATTGATGGTTGATGCCTGAGTAGCCACGCCATCGTTATCGCCTATCTGGTTGCCGATGGTAAGGTTAAAGTTTCCGTCCTTTTGGTTGCCCGAGAAGTTGGCGTATCCGCGGGAGCCTTGGTTTCGCATGATCCACGCGGGGATTTTGGCGGTCGAGGCATACTGCACGTCGGGGCCGTAGTCCTTGGGCTTGGGCAACGCCAGGAGCGTGTTCGCCCAGCCAGCCTTGAGGTAGCCGACGTTGCGCTGCTGGAGTTTGATATAGGTCTTCAGATTGGCAAGGTCGACAGCGTACTTGTAGCCGTTAAGCCCCGGGCCACCGTGCTTGATGATACGGCCTTGATACTGCTTCTTTGCCTTGCGGTGAATACCTGCAAGGTCGTTGGTGATGGCCACATCGGGCTTGGTGTCAAAGCCAGCGCCGAAGCGGTTCTTGAAGGCTTGGAAGTCCTTCTTAGGATTGGAGCCAAGGAGGATTTTCTGGAAGATGCCACGAGGGTCGCGCCCTTCCTGCTTGCGGTAGATGTTCACGCCACCGACCACAGCGGCCACCCTCATGCTTCCTTTGGCAATTCCTTGCCACTTGACGAAGGAACCGATGTCACCCTTGGTCACGGCCTCGCCCATCTTCTGGAATGCCACGCCCGGGTCATCCTTAAGACGGAACAGGGAAAGGATATCGATGGCGGTCGCAAACTCGCCCCATTTCTTGGCCGTGCTGGTTAGGCCTTGGCCCCCGCTCTTGGGCATCGGTGGGCTGTAGCGCATGAACTCATAGCAGCAGAACCCGGCCTCGCGGATGAAGGAGTCCCGCATAGTGATCCCCGTCGCCATCCTAAACTCGTTTAGGGCGAAGTGGAAGCGGTCAAAGGACGCCTTATTGACGACGACTCGGACCTCGGTCGACACTTACTGGGTGTCCGTGTGGACGGTTAGGATGACCCAAGCCGACCCGGGCTTGTGCTGGGAACCCACGATGCGTAGGCCTAGGTTGGCCGCTGTGACCTTTTTACCGATGGTTAAGGGGGTAATGGCGACTTCACCAGTCAAAGAGCCTGTAGAGCCTCCTACGAGGCCGTCTGCGGTGGTCCAGGCGGAGGTCGTGGCGGCGACCTTGAGGGTAAAGGAGGTTTGGTTCACGAAGCCGCCCGCGTCTAGCGTCTGCTGGATGGAGGGATCGGAGACCATAACGCGGAAGGCTTCCCCGGTCGGGCAGGTCATCGGGATGCCGAACTCGTTGAGCATCTCCTTGGCGTCGGCGAGGAAGGTCGGATAAAGGTCCATGGCGTCTAACCTTGGCAGGGGGTAAAAACAAAAGACCCCCAAGGTTGCCCAAGGGGGTCTCGTCAAGCGGTCTAGCGACCGCGATCGTTTAGGCGGTCGTCAGGCGGCGGAGGGACGTCGCACGGCCCACGGCGCAACCGAAGAGGAGCGTCGCGGTGACGTTGAGGAAGCCCGACTGCTCCTGGATGACCATGACCTGAACCGAGAGACCCGTGTTCGGGTCGGTGGCCTGGGACACATCGGCACCCGGGATTTCGTTGAACGGGAGGGCGGTGGCGACGGCGATAGCGTCAGCGCCGCAGATGAAGCCCGCGAGGGACTCGCTGTTGGTGGCGAGGTTCGAGAACTGGTAGACCTGAGCGCCAGCGATGGAGCCAAGGGAACCGGTGCTGATGACGTTCGCGCCGAGCTGGAAGGCGGCGATGATGGACGCGTCGCTGCGGAGGTCAGCGAGGTAGCTGTTGCCGAGGACGAGCGCGCGCTTGTCGGTGGCCTTGGCGTCGTCGAGGGTCTTCTGGGCGGCCACGACTTCGGCGTAGGACAGGTTCGCACCGGTGTTGGTAGCCGAGCTGTAGTTAGCGGCGACGATGAGGCTGTTGATTTCCGTCATGCACTTCTGAGAGAGGGCGATAGCGGCCGTTTCCACGAAGTTGTTGGCGAAGAAACCCATGCCGTATTCGCGGACATCCAGAGGCGAGAAGCGGCTGGAGACCTTGAAATGCTTGAGGGTGACGCTGGACGAGGTCACGGTGGCGTCGTCGCTAGTCGTGTAGCCGCCAGAGCCGAACTCGGTGGCGGTGGAGGTGCCGATCAGCGGGACCTGGATGGTCTTGCCGGCGCCCTGGATGGACGAGGTGAAGACGGACGAGAAGCCGTTGAGGACGGGCAGCTTGTTCGCGAGGGCGGAGATGACGCCCTGGGCGAGTACGCTCGGGGCTGCAGCAATGGAATTAGCCATAGTGTGTTATAGGGAGATTAGGGTGATGGAAAAGTTAGACCTTGATGGACGCGTAGATGGCTTGGGCGTTCTTCGCAAAGAAGTCGGCCTTGGCCTTCGGGTCGGTCAGGGAGTTGTAGGTCGCGAGGACGTCGGCCTTGGCGGCGGCGTTGTCGGAGCCCGGGATGATGGCCGTGGGTTCGACGCCGACCGAGGCCGCGATCTTGGCGGCTTCCTTGGAGGCGGAGACCTTGGTCGATTCAAGTTCGGCGACCTTTACGGCGAAGGCGTCACGCTCGGCCTTGGCGGCCTCAAGGGCGGCACCGAGGTCGGCGAGGGCGGCGTCTTTCGTGACGAGGTCGGCCTTGATGGCGGTCAGTTCGTCAGCGGCGCCTACGGTGAGCTTCTCGACGGTGGCACGGAGGTCATCGCGTTCGGCGGTGAGCGCCTGGGCGAGCATCTCGGCGGTCGCGAGCTTGTCTTCGATGGTCATCTTAATCTTGGAGAGTCGGTCAACAGCCGTCCCGTTCATCGGCATATTCTCGTCCTCTTCGTTTTCGCTTTCATCGGTAATTTCATCGGGGTCTAGGACGTAAACGCCCAAGGCCGCAACGGCAGCACGGTTGGCAGGGTCGTTATCAATGAAGTCGTCCACCTCAAAGCCTTCGTCGAGCAACTTCTTAACTTCGCCGGCCTTAAACTCGGGGGCCGGAGTCTTACCCCCGTTCATAATGAGGCGGATGTATTCTAGGCCCGTAGCCTTGAGGTCTTCCGTGGTATTGGCACGATCAGACTCGGGACGATTAGTCAGGATAACCACAGGGTAGCCTTCGGCTTTGATGTAGTTGATGACGCGTTGCACGGGCTGACCAGCGTCTAAGATGGTCCCGTCAATGTCGGTAATGGTGATTTCGCTCATAAGGTTATTTGTTCTTAGCGGGTACAGCAGGGCCAGGGGCGATGCTGTTATCGGCCCACATGGCGACGGCTTCCGAAAAGGAGTCCGCTAGGCCGGTGACGAGATTGCGCTGGGCGGCTTGCTTGCCCGAGAAGACCTGACCTTCCATGTCATCGGCCTTGACGAGCTTGCGGGTCTGGAGGACAGCGGCCTTGAAGTCGGCGTGGATTTCGTCGACGCCTTGCTGAAGGTTGGAGACCTGTTCCTCGGAAAGGGACGTGCCAGGGATGCCGGCACCCTTGAACTTACCCGACTTGATGACGACCATCTTGATGCCTTGGGCCTTGGCCATCTCGGTCATGTCAGCGATGGTCATGTAGACCCCGATTGATCCCACGGTTGAGGAGGGCGAGGCAACCACCTTGTCGGCGGCGCTGGCGATCCAGTAGGCAGCCGAAGCCATCTCGCTATCGGTATAGGCCATCGTTGGCTTCGCGATATTGCGGACCTTATTGGCGAGTTCCTCGACGCCCGTCACCGTGCCGCCAGGGGAGGACACTTGGAAGGCGATGCGAGTCACTTGCGGGTTCGCGGAGAACTCATCGATGGCGTCGGCGATGGCGTTCACGTCCACGGCGCCCGTCATCTTCTCGATGGGCGATAGGCCTTTGCCGATGACGCCCGCGATGGGGATAACGCCCGTACCATCCTCGGCGATATATGCTTTGGGGACTTCGCCAAAGAGCTGGGCCAGCATATCCGTGAAGCCGAACTTCTCGGCGAGGATGCGGTGGTCGTTTGCCTTCGCAGGGTCGATGAGGAGGGCTTCGCGGCCGTTCAGGCCATTGAGGAGGAAACGCATTTTAGGAAGAGGTATCGGTTTCCGCGTCTGGCTGCGGAGGGTTGGAGGTCTGCTCCACGGTGCCGGGCGGCGTGTTTAGCAGCAGGTTAGACAGGGTCTCGAAAGGCACCCCGTAGGTCTTGGAAAGGTCGAGCAGGTAGCGGACGTTCTGGGCCTTGATTTCGGCTTCCTCCTCGAAGTTCATCCCGCGCTGATTATAGACTTCGGAGAAGGACAGGAGACCGATGCGTAAGTCTTCGCGGTCGTTGGCTGAGTCACGGCCACCGTCCACGGTAACGCTCTTTGGGGTGGTCCAGGAGACGCAGTTCCATTCGGGATCGTCGGGCAGTTCGCCGTTGGCGATGGCCTGACCGATGACATAGCCCCAAGTCGGGTTGCAGAGCGTCGTGATCATGACGTTCTGGTACTTACCGAAGACGCGGCCGGCCTTAGCGGTGACGAGACGGACGGAAGCCCCGCCAATCTTGGAAGGGTCTGAGACGAACTCGTAGGGCAGGACGCGGACGATATCGCGCTCAAGTTCCTGCAGGAAGCCGATGGCTTGAGAGCCACGGTTGGAAGTCAGCAGCTGAAGGTCTTCGCCGGGTTCAAGGGCGAGAATTTTACCGCCCATCGAGGCATATTGTTGGCCCTGCGTGCTGGGGGTAGACTGACCCATTTCGGCGGCCATATCGGTCGGCATGAAGCCCCCGGTCTTCTTGAGGACGCGGGTTACGTCGCCGTGATCACGCATGGCAAGGACTTCGAGCTGACGCACATCCATGTCGTCCTGTACCGAGTTAACGGCGCTCTGAAGAATAGGGACGCCGCGCGCGCCGCTGGCCCACTCCTGGTCGACGATATGCATCACCGCATTTGAAATGACATACCGGGCGGAGCCGTCGGAACGATAAATTGAAAATCCAGCCAGTTCACCATATGGTCCAAACTGCACTCCGTCGTGCATCCCGGACGGGGCAACGTCAGGGTAGATTGGGTCGCCTACGCGGTGTGACTCCATGATCTGGAGCTTAGGGCTGTTGAGACCATTGCGTGTCTTGATGGCGAAAGAGTCACCGTCGCGGAGCATCCCACGCAGGAGGATGTTCTGAACTTGGCCAAAGGAGAAGCGCCCGGTGATATCGCACTTTTTGGACCATTCGTTGAAGTAGTCGTTATAGGCATCGCGGGCTTCTGGCGTCGAGGCGTGGGACTGATGCTTGATGCAGTCGCCGACGGTGTAGAGCGTCAGGTCGTTGAGGATTTGATTGAAGAGCCCGCTGTTGCGTTCAGCCCAGCGGCACTTGCGGACCATCGACAGGCGGTCCCACGGATTCAGGTCGCGGCGGAGGTCGCGAGGCTGGGCGCCGTACTGCCCAAGGCGTAGGCGGGTAAGGCCAACGCTCTGCCAGCTTCCGGCATCGGCTTGTGGCTTAGGCGTACCCTTGCGGGCCTTGATGGTCGGACGCTTTTTGACTGCCATAGATTAGTTGCGGATTGGGTTGTTCCAATTCGTGCGGCCGACCGTCATGCGGACCGACATCGGGTAGGAAGCCGGGAACTGTATCCCTAGGGCATATTGAGCCTCGGAGAGCATCTCCTTGGGCTGCATCGCCCAGGACTTGGAGGCGGATGAGCCGCTGTCCGAGTAGGAGGTCATGTTCAGCCCCTGCGTGATGGCCGTCACGGCTTTGTCGCGGATTGCCAGAAGTTGGTCTTCGGTGAGGCCGATGAAAATGCCGGATGCCATGGTCTTAACCTTGGCGAGCGAGTAAAAGGGGGCGTGCCGAGGGCCAACGATCCGAACCTCCAAGCCATTGTAGGTCCCCACAAACCCCCGACACGCTTGATATCAATGTTTCGGGCTTGGGCATAAAGTCAACCAATGGGTGCCTCCGCGTCCGTAGTGGTGGCTTCCCGACCAACGACGCCCCAGCGCACGGCAACCAGCATGGCGAGGATTTCGCAATCTAGGGCGTGGTTATCTTGGACGCCTTGCGGGAGTATCCACATGGGCTTCCCGGTGCGCTTGTCCTTTACGCGGACTTCCGAGTTCAGCTGCTTGGCGTATTCCTCGGAGACGTCCCGAGGGTAGGTGTGCAGCTTGCGGACGCGGAGGCCGTGCAGGAGATCCTTAGCGGCCATCGCCGAAAAGACCACGAGGGAGACGCGGGTCGGTTGTCCAGGGACGATGATGGCTTGCGGGTCGGAATAGAAACGGCGTGTGGTCTGGCCGTTTGACGAGGTTACCGCAAAGTCCTCGGAGCCCGAGCCCTTGGTCGCCTTCCAGCCACGGCGGCAGCACTCGGCATAGACAGTCTGGGTGTTGTCGCCCGAGTCGACCATCACAAGAGCCTTATGGACGCCATGCTTTTTGGCGAGGTCGTCGAGGCCTGACCAAGTATCGACCTTCTCGAAGGCCAGCAGTCGGCTGTTGCCGTTGCGTGACCATCGTCGGACGATGACCCAGAAATGGCCGCGCTGGACGTCGACGCCCATCGTGCGGAAGGGGACGCTGCCGGCGGGTGCGTTCTCGCGGGTGGCTATCTGGGCTTTCGGAGTGATGACCGCTTCCTCCGCCCAGTCGTCGGCTAGGGCGTAGTCGGATGCGTTGACGGGCGTCACCATAGAGCCTCCGTCTTCGGAATAGGCGAGGGCTAGTCGTTTTTGCTTAAAGATGCGGCGGGGTTCCTCGTCGCCGTAAATCACGGACGCTCGTTTGGCTTCCAGCATCATGCGACCTAGTTCGCCCCAGGACATCATCGCAAGGGCGTTGAGGTGCAGGCCGACGCGCTCGATGGATTTGCCTGGCTCGCGTGGGTGAAACTTACCGCCGAGATTCAGCTCGAAACGCGTTTCACGGCTGTCCGTGTGGCGGGTGTTGCAGGAGCGACATTCGTAGGTCGTGCTGGCCTTGACCTTGGCGATGTCCCAGTCGTCTCCATCCTTAGCGTCCTCTGGGAAGCGGACGAAAGACCATTCATAGGGCTGGAGCGTATTGCACTTCGGGCAGTTGAAGGACCAGTCGTGCAGGTTGGTCGTCGGTTGCTCCAGGAGCTGGTGGAAGTCGTCGGTCGGCGTACCGCCTTGGCTGGCAAAGACGTGCTTGCTGTTCCACGAGAATTGGGTCGTGCGTCCCATGGCTTCCTCCATGTGGCCTTTCGGCCAGCGCCAGCATTCGTCACCGAAGACGTATTTGGTCGTTATGCGCTGCAGGCTCGTCTTCGTGTGGGCGGACCGGCAATAGATGATCATCCGCTGGAAGTCGCCGACCGAGGACCGAGGCATATCGTCTGGCTTCTTGCGCTTCGCGACCTCTGGGATGGCTTCGAAAAGCGGACGGCATTGACGCAGGAAGAAGTCATCGGCCTCATCCTGGTTCATCTGCAGAAGAAGCATATTGCCCGGGTCATTGACGATGAAGTACGCGGTGGACAGGCGGAGGGCTGCGGACTTGCCCGCTTGGATGCACCATGGCAGGATGACTTGGCGGACCTCGGGGTGGACGATGTAGCGGACCGCGTCGCCGACCCAAGGCATCCGCTCGTTTCTAAACGGTCCCTTCAGGTGGGAGTCAGGTATCTCGGAGACATTGTGCTCCAGCCACTCGACAGGGTCTCCGCTGGTGGTCGGTCGTATGGCCTCGCGGCCAGCACGGATCACTTCAAGCGTCTTCGCGGAGAAGGTCATGGGCGGATATTTCTTCCCGCGTCTTGCGGACCCAGTCTTGGAGGGGCTTGATGGCTTGGGCTGGATTGGCTTTGTTGCAGCGCTCGGCCACGTCCGTCGGAAGGTCGTCGAGCTTAGAGAGGATTTCGCCGATGAGCGTCTTGATGGCGGTGAGCGCTTCCGCTTTCGAGATGTACTCGGCGTCGGCCATCGCCCGCTTCTTCTGTTCTTCCTCGAGGGAGATGAGCGTCTTGAGCGCTTGGTTATAGGCCGTCTGAAGTTTGCCCTGCTGGGGGTCGCCTGACTCGATGGCGTTGCGGTAGGCGATGCGGGCCGATGCCACTAGGTTACCTTGCTGCTGGATGATATCGTCCAGGCTATGCTCGTCCAGCGCCGCGATCGTGACGCCAGCCATCCGCCGGCCACGTCCTG